TAGATGCGTACAGTTATTCCATACAGGCATTAAGGTTGATAGAAAACATGCTCAAGCAGTTAGAATTATAAAAGCAATACGGTTGCTTCAGAATGTGGCGTAAGAAATAAGGAGGGAAATCATGAAAGAATATTTAGATGTCCCCTTTGAAATAAAAGCAAGTTCCATTCTTGATGACGGAACATTCGAAGGGTACGGAAGCATGTTTGGTGGGGAACCTGATGCGTATGGCGATATTGTTGTCAAAGGTGCATTTAAGGATTCCTTGGCTGCTGGTGGGAGAAACGGGACAGGAATTGCTATGTTATGGCAACATGATCCTAAACAACCTATTGGGGTGTATAAAGAAATCGAGGAAGATAAAAAAGGATTACATCTAATAGGGAAACTCACTCGCGGCGTACAGAAAGCAGATGAAGCCCATTTGCTTATGAAAGATGGTGCATTAAAAGGATTATCGATAGGATATGATGTGCAAGATTATTCAATTGAGGAGGATAAAAAGTTAAACAAACGAACGCGGTATTTGAAAAAAGTGGAACTGTGGGAAATTTCTCCAGTCACTTTTCCTGCTGCTGTTCGTGCGCAGATCACAAACGTCAAAGCGATTGAAGAAGCAAAAACAGAACGGGAACTTGAAGCTGCCCTACGGGATGCAGGGCTGAGCATAAAAGAATCCGCGCTGTTGGTAAGCAGATGCAAGCCTTATTTACGGGATGTAAATGAGAAACAAGCATTACGCGAGGCTTTTAAAGAGCTGAGAATGATGAATGTAAAAATGGCAATCCATAACTTTGTAAATTAGGAGGATACAATATGGGATTAACAATTGAGGAAATCGGCAAAATGACCGAACCTGAAGTTGCGAAAGCGGTGCTTCAGGAAATCAAAACTCTCGGTGATAATTTCGAAGCGAACTATACTGAGCTGAGAAAGAATCATGAAGAGCTGAAGCATGTGGTTGATGAGAATTCAAAAGATACTCTTGCATTTGAAAAAGTGCAGAAGCTTGGTGAGGACATCACTGTTCGTCAACAGGCACTCGATAAAAAAATGATCGAGGATCAGAAAGCATATACTCAGCGTATTGATGCGATTGAGATTGCGCTGAAGCGTCCTGGCAAACAGGTAAGTCCTGAGTTGGAAGAAAAATCAGCAAAAGAAATCAAGGATTTCACTCTTGCCGTAGCTTCTGTTCAGCGCAAGAACGACATGGGTGTTTCTTTTGAAGAGGTTGAAGCTCTTGAAAAAAGTGGAGCCTTCAGCAAAGAGGCCTATGATCAGTACAAGAAAGCGTTTGAAGGGTGGGCAAGGAAATATGGCGGAAGCCGTGACCGTATTGCCCCGGAGTATATGCAGAAAGCTCTTCAGGTAGGGATTGATCCTGATGGTGGAATTACTGTTCCGACTGCAATGTCAAATCGTGTAACTCAGATTGTTTATGAAGGCGATCCTGTTCGTCAGCTCGCTTCAGTTGAATCCATCACAACAGGGAAACTTGAATGGATGGCTGAATGGGATGAAGCTGGTTCTGGATGGGAAGGTGAAACCCATGGGGAAACAACAGCTCCGGGAGAAACTTCAACTCCGGGTTGGATGAAGCGTTCTGTTTCTGTCCATACCCAGTGGGCTCGCCCGCGCGCAACACAGACTCTGCTTGAGGATTCCGGGATCAACATCGAATCATGGCTCGCAAACAAGGTTGCTGAGAAATTCAGTCGTGATGAGGGAGCTGCTTTTGTGACGGGTAATGGCATCGGTCGTCCTCGTGGATTCCTTACCTATGCAAATGGTACAACCTTCGGAACAGTTGAGCGAGTAAATATGGGGGCTGCTGCAGCTCTTACTGCTGATGGTTTCATCAATATCAAATTCCATTTGAAAGAGGCTTTCCTTGATCGTGGAACTTGGCTGATGAACAGAACTACCGTTCTTGCTGCTCTTCTGCTCAAAGACGGACAGGGGAATTATATCTGGAGTCCTGGTATTCTCGGACAGGGGGATGTTCGCGGTAATATCGTAGGTCTTCCGATCAGGATGTCAACGACCATGCCCGCAGTATCAGCTAACGCGCTTGCAGTTGCTCTTGCTGACTGGAAAGCTGCTTATCTGATTCTTGATCGTCTTGGCATAACTGTTCAGCGCGATCCGTACACCGTAAAACCATTTGTTGAATTCTACACTCGCAAACGTGTGGGTGGAGATGTTGACAATTGGGAAGCGATCAAAATCGGCGTGATCCACGTATAATAATTTTAAAATAAGGAGGTAAAATAATATGTCTAATGTTAAACGCGATCTATATTCAAGCCTGGCCTTTTTTCAGGCTCTTGTTCCGCAAGATATTGCGGCAGGAGCAGCTACAAATGGCCTGACGATTGATACTCTTGGTTATGATGCATGCGTATTCGTAATCAATTGTGGAGCAATGACAAGTGCAGGCGCGCTCGCGGCAAATCAGTTCTGGCAGTTGAAACTCGAACATGCAGTTATCAACACAGCAGGAACAGGGGCTTCGGATTGGTCTGAAGTATATCCGTCTCAGATGATTCATTCTGTGATTGGTATGGCTGGAGCATATTCAACTCTTGATAGTGGTATATTCCAGAGCATCACTTCAACTGATGATATCAGCGCAGCAACAGGCAAGATATTCTATGTAGGATATAAAGGCCCAAGACGATTTGTACGTATTGCATTTTCGGAAGAAAATGCACCGTCTACAATTTCAGCATCAGCTATTGCGATTCTTGGTGGAGCGCAGATATGGCCCGTCAATTCTCCTGTAGGGGATTAAGATTTTTATGCGTAGGGAAATCGCTACTTCCCTACGCTACTTTTTACATAGGAGGTAAAAATGACAAAGCGTGATAGTACATATCAGAATACAAAAGTTGGAATCCCCCAAGGGGCAGATCGGCTTGATATAGATTCTGATGGTCTACTTGATTTTTTTGGGGTTGCTACTGTTACTGGTGACGCCCTTAAAAAAATTCTGTATGATAATCAACAGCAAACAATCATTCGATCATCCAACACTGTTCTTTCAACTTCAAATCTCCCGCAAAATGGGATAGTGTTTCTTCGCCTTTCAGTGGGATGCAGCAATATTTCTGCATGGCTGGTTACACCGTCTGTCGGGGATGAACTTACAATTGTAGTTCAGAATTTCCTGATTGAAAGTGTGTTGAGTGTGAGAATATCTACATCTCTATGTAGCATCGTTGGAAGACATTTCTCGAACGCTGCTAATCTCTGCATGCACACATCAGCAAACAGTGAAGGGTGGGTAAAGATAAAATGCTTTACTGCTGGTGAATGGACTGTGGTCGGTGGCAATCGACAGTTTGATGAAGTTTCGGTATAGGAGGGTTTTCAAATGTTACTTAAAATGAAGGTTGATCAGAAAGGCTCTCCGAATGGTATTGTGGTTTTGTCTTTTGAAAAAGGGAAAACATATGATATTGATGAGGGTCTTGCAAAAGTTTTCTTGAAAGAAGGATGGGCAGAACTGGCAAAAGAAGAAAAGGCAGTTGAAGCTGCTCCTGATAACAAAGATGCTGGTCCTGCTCCCAAGAACAAGAACAAGAACAAGAACAAGAAAGATGATGAGCCAGGTGAGGAGCAATAATGATATTAGAGAAGGATCCATATTATAATCCTCAATGGATAGTTTCTTCTGCTCCTGTTTCGGAGCCAGTTACTGTTGAGGAGTTAAAATTGTTTGCTCGTATTGATGGGGATGATGAAAATACTCTGCTTGAATCATTCATCACATCTGCAAGAAGATTGACGGAAGATTATTTAAACAGAGCTTTGATTGAGCAAACAATTACTCTTAAAATGGATTTGTGGCCGTGTGAGGTTATCGAACTTCCCCGGCCACCTCTAATTTCAATTACTGCTGTTGAAACATTAGATGAATCAAATGTCGCGACTGTTTATGCAAGTAGCAATTATTATCTTGATACTGTTTCTGAGCCGGGATTATTGATATTGAAGAATGGCGTCACTTCCCCACAGAATACAGTGCGATATCATGGTGGATATCAGATCAGATACAACGCGGGATATGGGGATGCTGCGGCAGATGTTCCTACGGCAATAATAGATTGTATCAAGCAATGGGCAACTGCGATGTATGAAAATAGGGCGGTAGGCAGCGAGCCTCCTGTTGAGATTCAGCCGATACTAAGTTTGTTCAAGGTGCATTACATATGAAGCTTGCATATAAACTTAAACATAGAATACAAATAAGAAAATCTGTTCAAACTCCGAACGAGGAAACAGGTGGATTTGATCAGTCCTATGAAATACTCGCAACAATATGGGCCGCTCTTCAAGAGGGGACAAAAGGCGGGATGGAAGAGTTTGTGAAATATATTCGTGGCGAAACTGTTGCAAGCGATATCCCAACACATACATTTATTGTCCGTAAGGTTGCGGTTCAGAATTTTGGTAGGGAATTATCCATTGCTTTTGATTCTGCATTCAAACAGATGCCGGATTTAATCAATCTGAAATCTGATTATTATATTTTTATGCAAGCAGGCTCTTCTGTAAAAGGAAGATCATTTAAAATAATGACGTTGCGACAGGATGAAAACTACAATGAGTACATAAAAATACGAGCTATGGAAGTGGAAGAAATGGGAACAGGCTATCCAATATGAGTAATTTTACTTCAATAGATTCAAGAGGATTAAAAGAACTGTCTCGCAAGGCTGGAAATATAGCGAAGCAGTTTGCTAATGCTGTAAAGAAACCGGGAGAAATAAACAAGGTGTTGTTTGAAGGCGGAAATAAGATGCGCAATTTTATCATTACTGAAATGAGAAATACAAAGCGCGCTCCTTGGTCATATAAAGCAACCAAAAGTGGCAAACGGCATTATCCCTCATTACCGGGACATTTCCCTGCAATAGATACCGGCGAGGGAGTACGATCTATTGCTTTTGATACAAATGTAAAACCACAAAGTGTATTTCTCCAGATTGGAGTTACTGGCGGTGCTCCATATCTTAAGAAACTCGAAGAGGCTTTGAGCGAAAGAAGGAAAAGGCCATGGCTCAATCCTACTGTTGAGAAATTCAAGCCGCAGATAATGGATGATCTTGGAAAGATTATTCCTGACAATGTGAATGCGTGGATGATTACGGGGACAAAATGAAACTTGTACCTATCATATTACATTTAAGATCAAAGAATACCCACTTCGGAACAATGGTTGGGGGAAGTGCTGAGCTTGATCTTGCGATAAAAAAGACTTTGCAAAGAGATATGGCATATGTTGTTCCATTATCTGATGAATGCCCCCCGAATAACTATGATTCAGGAATCAATCAGCAAATCACAGAACGATTTGGAGTTGTGGTTGCTCTGGGAAATGATTTAAGTGATGCTGATAAAACAGGAATCACAGCGTATAATAAACTGGATACGATACGTTCTGAATTGTTCAAATGTCTTGTGGGGTGGCAGATAACAGGCGCAGAAAGTCTTTTGTATTATGTAGGTGGAAGATTTGTCATCATTCAGAATGATTATCTATGGTGGGAATTTGATTTTGAATTCAGAACAAGGCTGACTATGTTTGATGGATACTGCGATGTACAGCAGGAAGAGAATCAGACAGCAGGAGAAATAAAACCAAATCTGCAGGTATCTCAAATAGCTGATTTTGAAAAGATAAGTACGGAATATATTTTATGGCCTCATGCTGGTGTGCCATGGAAAGGAAGTGTTCCTGTTGATGATGCTTCGATTACAGATATGGAGACATGGGTTGATCTTACTCATAATACAGATGATGGGGCATTTGATAGAGCGTATGGAAGTGAGTTTGATTTTTATCGGATATTAAATCGTAGATATGATCCCAAGTAATTAAGGAGGTTGATATGGATATAGGTTATATGCGGGTGAAACCACGAGAGGGATTAACAGTACAATTTCCCAGGACATATTCTGTTTTGCCGGAAGAAGGCGCAGTAGTCCCTTGTATTGGTCCTGACGGAAGATACTGGAGACGCAGGGTTGCTACTGGTGATGTATTGGTAGTGACTGATGCTGAGCAGAAAGCAGAGGAAAAGAAAATAAGAAAAGTAGAGGAGGCAAAATAAATGATATCGTTTAACAATATTCCGGATACCATAAGAACTCCAGGAACATATGCTGAGATTGATAATTCAAGAGCCTTAAAAGGATTGGTGCAAAATCCCCATAAGGTTCTCATCCTCGGACAGAAAATGTCTGCCGGGAATGCCGCAGTAAATACCATTAAGCAAATAACCTCAAATGGTCTTGCTGATGGTTTCTTTGGGGTAGGATCAATTCTTGCGAGGATGTGTAACACCTTCAAAGAAAATAATCCGAATACAGAACTGCATGCTATGGCCTTGAGCATCAGCGCCGCTGGTGGAGTAAGAGCAAGTGGAATAATAAAATTTGATTCCGCTCTTTCAGCAACAGCAGATTGTAATTATTATCTGATGATCAATGGACAGGCTTGTTACATTCCTATTACCTCAGCATGGAGTGTAACAGATATTGTTTCCCAGGCAGCAGCTGTAATAAATGCAAAAAATACTCTTCCTGTTTCAGCCGTTGCATCAGCATCAGCAGCCGGTTCCAATCATCTTGTTCTTGCTGCGAAGCAATCAGGAACTCTTGGAAACTATATTGATGTCAGAGCTAATTATTATGTGGGACAAAGCAATCCTGCAGGATGGAGCGTAAATGGAATTGTTATTACTCCTCTCGCTGGAGGGACAACCGATCCTACGCTGGATGATGCTTGGGCTGTTATTGATGGCACACAATATCATTATGTTGTTAATCCATATATTGATGCAGCAAATCTTACCTCTCTTGAAAATGAATTGGCTGATAGATTTGGCCCTCTTATTGATCTTCAGGGACATGGGATAACTGCTGTAAGGGGTACTCAAGCAAGCTGTACCACTCTCGGAAATACAAGGAATAGTCCGCACAATACAATTATCGGGGCATATGATTCTCCGTCTTGTCCTGAGGAATGGGCAGCCGCTGTGGGGGCTCAAGTTGCATGGAATCTGAATAATGATCCGGGACGACCGCTATTTGGAATTGCTCTTAAAGGGATTCTTGCACCGCCTGTTCAGAATAGATTCACTCGTGCTGAAAGGGACATCCTTTTGTATGATGGAATATCTACATGGATATGTGATGTGAGTGATAATGTGCTTCTTGAAAGAGTTATTACCACATATCAAACAAATGCAGTTGGAACTATCGATCCGAGTTATCTTGATATCTGTACGCTTGCTGTTCTTTCTGAAATCAGATATCAATATAAAGCTCGAATGGCAACGCGTTTCATCACTCAGAGATTCAAACTTGCTGATGATACTTTCCCTGTCCAGCCGGGGAGTTATGTGGTAACTCCGAAAACAATCAAACAGGAAATCATTGCTCTCTTTGCGGAATTGCAGAATGCAGGGCTTATTGAAAATCTTGCAGACTTCAAGGATAATCTGGTTGTGGAAAGGAATGCTTCGGACAAAACAAGAGTTGATGTGCTGTTGTCTCCTGATCTGATAAATCAGTTCAACATTCTTGCATCACTCATACAATTTATTTTATAGGAGAATAACCAATGAATAGAATAACAGGACGCGTAGAGGTTATTGTGAATGGAGTGCCCCTGCTAAACAAGGCAGGGGCAGAGGCTTCCGGTATCGGTTTATCAGGAGAGCCGAATTTTTCTCTGAAAGAAGTTCTTGGCGATACCGGGGTGCATGGTTTTGTTGAGGAGCCTACTGTTGCCAAGGTTGATGTGACTATTACAGATCGTAGCGACATTAGCTTGGATACTCTCGCGCGCATACGCGAGAATGGGACAGTTATTTTCCGCGCCGCTGGTGGTGGGAAAATATACACCATGAATAATGCCACTTGTATGCGAAACTTTACAGTGACAGGTGGAGAGGGTGAGACAAAGGTTTCATTTGTCGGGCCGTATTGGATTGAAGGAACAGAGGGTTAATAAATATGGAAGAAAAGACAAAAGTGAAAGTCGTTCTTGATTTTCCTGTAGAGATAACTCAGGCAGATGGAAGTGTAATAACATACAAGGAACTTGAATTTGGTCGTCTTAAAAATAAGCATCTCAAACTTCTTCCAAAAGAGTTTACCAAAACAGGAAAGATAGCATTGGGAGACATGCCGGTTCTTGTTGCAGCAATTGCGGGTATTCCAGAATCTGTTGCAGATGAAATTGATATTACAGATATGGATCAGATATCAAAGGCAATCGAAAGTTTTTTTCCGGCTCCCCAGAATACGAAAGCTGGGAGCGATTGATAACTGGGGTTGCAAAATATTATGGTTTTCAACCATCAGCTATATGGGAGATGGATGTTCAGGAAACGAAATGGTGGTGGTCGCAAGCTGAGAAGATGCAGGAAGAGATCAAGAATTCTTTAGGAGATTAAGGCACAAATGGCAAAAGAGTATGTATTATCTGCCATTATAAAAGTTCTGGACAAAGCCTCTGGCCCTTTGCAGAAAATAGGTCAGGGCTTTGGTGCGTTTGGAGTGAATGTTGGGAAGGCTTCTGCGAATCTTGAATCAACTGCAAAGAGAGTTGATGCTTTTGGTTCAAGACTTTCCACTATTGGCAGATCACTCACAACAGGACTCACCTTGCCTATTCTCGGCACAGGAATCGCCGCGTTAAAAGTTTTTGGCGATATGGAAATGCTCACTGCTCAGTTCACTACTATGTTTGGTGGTAGTGAAGCTGCTGCTAAATCATTTCTTGCTCAGATTGAAAAATATGCTGATGTGACTCCGTACACTACTGCCAGTCTCGCAAAGAATGCGCAGACCATGATGTCGTTCGGCATGAGTGCTGAAGATACTATGGCGACATTGAAACGGTTGGGCGATATTGCCGGAGGAAATAATGCGAGAATGGATCAGCTTTCTCTTGCATTTGCACAGGTAAGTGCTTCTGGGCGATTGATGGGTCAGGATTTATTACAAATGATCAATGCAGGATTTAATCCTTTACAGATCATGAGCAAGAATACTGGAAAATCAATGGCTCAGCTCAAGGATGAAATGTCCAGAGGGGAAATTTCTGCGCAGATGGTTTCTGATGCATTCAAGCAAGCTACTGCTGAAGGTGGATTATTCTATAAGGGAGCAGAGCGAGGATCGAAAACTTTATTTGGATTATTCTCTACATTGAAAGATACGGGAGAAAAATCTTTGCGGGTTCTTGGTGAAGCTATCAAAGATTCTTTTCAGTTATCAGAGAATATTCCAAAATTTGCTGCGAGGATAACCAAGTTGACTGCTTCTCTTGCGGCATGGATCAAGGCGCATCCAACTCTTACAAAATATATAATGAAGACAGCTCTGGCCCTTGCTATTCTTGGGCCAGCACTTATTGTTGTAGGCAAAGCCATTAAAACAGTATCAGCAACGATGAGTGTGTTCAGTTTACTTGGCACAGGAATAAGTAAGCTCCCTAAAATTGTAACGGGAATACGAGCGATTGCGAATGCAACATGGTTCTGGAATGCTGCTCAGAAGGCAGTCAATTTATCTTTTAAAGCGATGCCACTTATTGCTTTGATTGCTTTGATAATTTATGCGGCAAAAAAAATACGTGAAGCTGTTATCAATTGGGAAGAGTGGGGAGCTGGCATGATGGCCATGTCAGGCACAATTGGAGGAATGGTAACAAATATCAAGGCACTCATTGCAGCAATTGAAGCCCTCAAAGGTGGAAAAACAATTGGTGAAGCTCTTAGTATTTTGAATACTGAATTGACAAAAGGAACTAAACAAGTTGGATCAGGACAAACTGTAAAAGGTTATAATGAATATGAAAAGAGAAAGAAACTGAAAGAGAAAGAAACAGGTTCCGATCCTTATGATATCAATAAAATAATAAATGGTGATAGAGGAGCAGCTGATGTAACGATAAAACTTGAGGCAGAGAAAGGAACTGGTGCGTCCCTTGGCAACGTGAGAACGAAAGGAGATATTGCACTTGATCTTCAAATTGCATCTCTGACTGGACCAAATATGAAATACGGGCACGCACAATGAATTGGAGACAGAATTTATATTGGAAAACAGGGCAGGTAGAAAAGGCCTCTTTTAGAGGAGCTGCTTTTTATGTGGGTGATGTTGAGACGCTTGTTGGAAGGCGAACTGAAATTCATTACTCTCCAGATAAAGTAACTGTAAAAAAGAAAACAAAAATAGGAGTGGGCGAAGTTTGGACACAAGACCTCGGACCTGATGCTGATGAATTCCAAGTAAATGGATATGTGATTCAGAATGCAGAAAATGATTTTAATCATTTCAAAGAAAGGGATGCACTTATCTCAGCACTCAAAACTGCTGGTCCTGGAATTCTTATTCATCCTTTTTATGGTATATTTGCCGTTACATTAAAAGAAAGAGCAACAGTCACAGAAAGTCTTTCGCAAAATCTTGGTATGACGACTTTCGCCATGACCTTTGTTCAGTACAAGAAACCTATTTTCAAACAACAAGAGCCTGACTATAAAACAAAAATAGATACGTCTGCTCTCGAAGCAATCAATGCTGCTCTTGATGGATTTACTGCAAGGATGAGAATATACGGGGCATTTTTAAATACAATGACGGCTCCTATCACTCAAACGATGAACAAGATGCAGAGCGCAATTAACTCCGTAAAGGGAGCGGTTGCCTCTACAGTCGCGACTGCATTGGGGATAGTAAGTACATCAATCAGTCTGGTCAATACATTATTGAATGCCCCTTGTGATCTTGCAAATCAAATCATGGATGCAGGGAAAGCAATTCTCAGTCTTGTAGGAATGGCAGGAACAGTTGTACAGGGTGGAATAATTGGGGCATGTAGTGGAGAGTCTCGCGGAGATACTACAACAATGGACGGAACCACAGTTAAAGAAGATATTGGTATTTCTGTATGTGAGCAGCTGAGTATATTTTCAAATTATACTGTTGATGATTTGAATATTTCTATTCCCGCAGAACAAGAGGATAATCTTTCTCTTGTTATTTCTATGGCTCAATTCAGCATGGTCAGTACAGCATGTCAGATAGCAATCAGAATAGATTTCAGCAATCAAGATGACATGGAATATATTCTCGGACTTATTGTATCATCATTTGAAAATCTTATAAACAGACTTGGGTCAGTGAGCGACAGCATCGATGATCCATTATTGTTTCAAAAAATCTCTCAATTGAGAAGTGATTTTGTAGATTCGATGTATAAGAAAAATACAGGTCTTACAAAACAGATAGATTATAAAGTTCCTTCAGCTGTTCAGTCTTCCTTGACTCTTGCATATGATAGATATGACGATATCGAAAGAGAAAGCGAAGTATTTGATCGGAATAAAGTTTTAATTCGTCATCCCGGATTTTTGCCAAGCGGGGAAACGTTGAGGATACTCGATGAATAAAATAGCACTTAACATAAACAAAAAAGCATACAGCGGTTTTGAATCGGTGCTGATCTATAAGAGCATGCTTAACATTTCTGGTGCATTTGCCGTAGCTCTCAACAATTTTTATATCGGGGGTTCTCCTTCTGATGGAATAAAACTTGGGCATGCCTGTAAATTGGAAATAGAAGATCAACCGGTGCTTACTGGATGGGTTGATCGGATGCCTTTACGATACGGATATGATTTCAATACTTTGGAAATAGGTGGAAGAGATAAGACTTGTGATCTTGTTGATTGTAGTCATGACTCAGTTCCGAATGAATGGAAAAAACAAGCTGTAGAGAATATAATAAAGAATCTGTGTTCTCCTTTTGGGATATCTGTTACAGTCGATAAGTCTGCTTTATCTGAAGCAAATACAAAGGTTGAAACGTTCAAGGCAAATGAAGGGCAATATGTTTATGAAATAATTACTGAGCTTTGTCGAGACAATTCAATCATTCCGATAAGTTATGGGGATGGTAAATTAACTCTTACGAAAGCAACCACTGACAAATATGCTTCTGATGGATTGATGACAGGAGTAAATATTGATGGAGCATATCTCAATCAAGGAGATGCAAACAGATACAGTTCATATAAAGTAAAGGGACAGGGTGTTGGGGATGACACAAAGGCATTGGATGATTTTGTTTCCTGTTGTGGAACTTTTGAAGATGAAATAATTGATAGATACAGACCGCTTGTTATGTTTTCTGATCTTGCAACAACTCTTGGTGGATGTCAAAGAAAAGCAAAATGGGAAGCGCGAGTTCATGCTGGAATTTCCAGAAGGATTGAATATCAAACTCCATCGTGGTGTCAGGAGAATGGAAAGATTTGGGAAATAAATACTCTTGTGAAAGTGAGAGATGATATATTCGGACTTGATACTACTTTATTATTGATGGATATCACTTACATTTACAATAAAGAAAGGGGACAAATAGCGAAACTCGGACTTGTTGATAAAGATACATTCAATTTGAGTGATAATAAAATTCTGATCAAGACAGGGTTTGACAAATGACAATGGATGATTTCTACAGATTGACAGATGTCATAAAAAGAAAAATTTATCTTCTTATCGGAAGAGCTATTCTCACCGCAATTGTCAATTCTGAGAAAACACAAAAGATACAAGTGACATTATTAAAAGATGAAACTGTTTCTGATATAGAACGATTTCAGGAATATGGATTTGAAACATATCCTAAGAAAGGTTCTGCCGAAGCTGTGATTGCCTTTCTGAATGGCAATAGAGATCATGGAATTGTTCTGTGCGTGCATGATCGTGAATATCGTCCTTTGGATTTAAGCGAAGGGGATGTGAGAGTATATGATTATCGTGGGAATATGATTACATGCAAGAGTACAGGAATTGAAATTGAATGTTTGAATGGGAACAAAATTGAAATGATATCAGATCGGGTAAAAGTGAATGGGACAAATCTTGAGGTGCTGCTGTGAGCCTTGAAATTGTAAATGAAGATTTTGCAATGACAATAACTCCATCAGGGGCATGGACTCCGGGAACGCCTGTATATACTATGTTCAAGGCAACGAAGCTGAAAGTGAATTCAAAGTTTGCACTGATATGGCATTTGATTTGGGACATGAGCAGTAAGGATTGTATATTGGCAGGATATACTCATCAGATTGGAGCAGGAATGATAATGCCAACAGGAAATAAATGTTTTACAAATACAGACAATCCTTTAAGGAGGACGGATTCAGGGACATGTAATGGAGAGTTCAAAAAGAATTCGGATGGTTCTATTTTGAATTGCAGTTGTAATTTCGAAATAACTAATGCAGGGCAAAGCAAGGCAAAGTGTAATTGATATGCACAGAATAGAAGGAAATGAAATAGATACAAGTACAGGGAGGAATCTTTTTAAAGATACTCCTCCATTTACTGTCATGACTCCGAATTGGGCAAATACTGTTCAAGAAGAAATGATGTATGTCATCCAACAGGCCGGATTACCTTTGCTGGATCAAACAACAGATACAAGAATACAGTTATATCAAGCAATACAAGCATTGATTTCAAATGGATTGTCATCTCTTCTTGTTGGGTTTGGCTGTGAGTACTGGAAGAATGGTGACCCTGCATTAAATGGCGATAGGTTTATTCTATATCAAGGACAAGTAATTTATATTCCTTTATATTCTAATTTTGTTTCTAAAACATATGTTGGGGATGCCAATAATGCAACTGCCCCGGCATTTTATAAAACTTCTGATGCTGGTGGGACAACTCGTAATGTTGCAGGGCCATATTTTGTATTGCCTGATTCGCGTGCAATGAGTTTGAAAGGAACCGGATCGACCACTTTAAATACTCGCGCAAAAGCTGGCCCTGCATTTGCAGATAGGGAAGAAGATCGTGGACAGCTTATCACTGCATCATCTTCGCATATTAGCACTACCCATGGTTTAATAAATTCAGATGCTACAGTAACCGGAGCATTTAAAGTTGGTACAGCAAGAGCTTCCAGACTACAGGCAGCTGCTGTGGCTGGACGTGATCTTGAGTTCGACTCTTCTTTATCTGCAAGAGCCGGAGCAACTACGCGAGATTGTACGCTCGGAACAAATTTTGGAGCATTCTATTAAAATGAAAAGAATAATTTACAAAGAAATAGATGGATATAAAGTAATAGATGGCATTGAAGAGATGTATATTGATGCTGAAGCAACAAAGGCAGAGATAAGAAAAATATATCCTGAGATGAAATTATTCTCGAAAGAACTTATTCTCAAGCACGCTATTTATTTTGGCACAAATGTTCCCTTTGAGTA